CCGTACCTGTGATACCGCCATCTTCATCTAATACTACAATATGTACTTCATCAAGTGAACCCCCAGCAGCCAATACATCATCTGTAGTGCCATTTGGTTGTGAAAAATTCCAGTAGTATTCCCAATGTCTTTTGACTTTCGCATTGTCCACGACAGCGTGTCGTAAACCACCTGTTTCTGTTTTACCAGTTGCAGTATTAAATCTTGCGATTGTTAAAACATGGGTAGAGATGCCAGTTACCTTGTAATAATGTCCAGAAGGCACTGCTGTGTAATCAGAAGCACTTCCAAACTCTAAAACATCGCCAACTTGCAATAGAGAGCCATCGTCAACGGTAACAGTTGTTGCCCCTAACGCTGAAGCAGCGCTGAGCAAATTGCCACCCATTTGATGAGGTCCAAATGCAGTTGAGTTAGTACACATAGACACTTTTAAATTGTTACCTAGTGTTCCAGCGTCCCGTGCAGCCCATGAGCCCACAGCACCTTGTCCACTAGAATAATTATCAGTATAATCAGTAGTATTTTTAATCAACACAGCCGTGCCAGACACGCCTGCATTTTTAAGACCAGCAATTGCAGGTCTAACCACTTTTAAAGCGTTACCGTACTGAAGGAAGTTTGCAGCAGTAAACCAATATTCATAAGTTAATGCAAGTGGTTTCCCAAATACATTTAATAAATCAGTTTCACTTGAAATTGCAGTTACTTCATCAATAGGACCTTTTTCAGCAACAATGACTGCTCCGCCAATTGATGTTGAAACCGCCGGAATTACATTGGTTAGATCCTTTTCAGTTACGAGAACACCTGGTGATACTTGAAATGCCATTTTATTCGTTCTCCTTATAATTAAGTTTTTGTTTCAACCCTTTGACTAATATTTATATATTCGCAGTTTTTAATGTTCGCCTTTGCGTATTTCAACTGGTGACCATAACACTCCAGCGTCATCAAAAAAAGAATTATTCCTACCACTTGGATCATTCAAACCATCATCTATGAATCCAAAAGGTGCCATATCTTGTTCTATTGCATTTTGCTGATCCGTAAACATCTGTCCACGAACATCAACATCGGTCAATTCCTTAAAATATCGTTGATTTGCCATCCATGAAAAAATGACTAGACACATAACTAAATCGTCTGTTGCACCTGCTTCTGCTTCAAATGATTTTCCCTTGGATATAAATGTAGATAGTTCAGCAATAATATCAAAATCCTGAACGATTAGTTTATCTCCCTCAACTAAACTTTTCAGGTTAGAACAACCAATTTTTTTCGCTGCCTTCGTCATTCTCAATCCCAATTGATTGCCTCTTCCACTAAATCCACCACCCAACATCTGTCCTGAACGACCTCGTTGAGTCACCATCATCATATTGTCATATTCCAATTCATACATTAAACTATCTGCAACCTGTTGCCCCAAATCATTTATCTCTATTAAACAAAATGCTCTGTTATATGCATTACCAATTTTCTGTATAATATTCGGATAAACTATAGGTTTAATATTATTGTCCCGATACTTTGCCACAATTTTATAAGGAACTTTTGTAACATCACAAACAACTAAAGCAGAATAATCACTTGATATTCCTCTTGAAACATCCACACACATGGTATAAATATGACCCTTAATGGGCATTTCATACACATCTATATTATTACTTCGTTTTGGTTCAATAACTGCCATAGTCTTAATCTTACTAGCAGGTATTAATGTGTCAACACTACCCAAGAACTGACATTCAAACTCGGTCTGAAATTGCGATTCACTTGTATTTCGTATTGTCTGTTCTTTCCATGCCTCATCTCTTCCAGGCACTTCACTCCAATGAACTTCCGTTGGGATATAATCGTTTCTTTTATTGACCGCATCCATCCACAACTTATAAAACATATTCATACCATGGGGTGTAGAAACGATAATAACCTTTGAAGTTTCACCAGAGGAGATTGTAGGGTAAACAGAACTAAAAAATTCTTCAGCAATATTATGGGGTACATAGGCAAACTCATCTAGGAATATTATGTTAAAGGTACTACCACGAACAGCACTAGAAGATGTACTCGCCGCTACGATTTTACTTCCGTTTTCTAATTCAAGTGAACCTTTGTTCCAATTGAGAATGCCTTGTTGCATCCATTTGGGCAAGTGTTCGTAAGCCAATTGCAATCTGCCCAACAAATCCCTTGCCGTAGCAGATTTGTTCGCTAAAATTGCAACATTCACATTATCATTAAAAATCGCATAATGTAAGAGGTAGGCACATATGATAGTTGACTTTCCACTTTGTCTAGGTAACTTGTTTATTGAAAACCTATTGTTGTGGAAAGTATCTACCATCTTCCGCTGAAAATCATACATTGTAAAAGGCACAAGACCCTTGTCCAATGTAACTATCTTTAAGTATGTTTCAATAAAATATTTAGGATCATCCATGCACTTAACAACTTCTTGAATTTGCTTTTTCGTGAATCGTTGCTTCGTGAATGCTTTTTTAAGGTTTGGATTGCCTAAATATTGTTCGTTTTTTGTTATACTCATTTCTTCTGTTTATCTTTTAATAACTTCTGTAATTCTGCGGTCGATCCTATAAACAATGCATTTGTAACATTTTTAGGAGCATTATCTGGAACTTCTTTTAATTTCTTTAACTTCTCCTGCAAGTCTAATAAATTTTGTGATACCTGACTTACTGTCGCAATTAATTGTCCTGCAACTTCATAGGCACGAGGATGTTCTCCCTCTTTTGCTAATGAAAGAATACCGTCTATTGCAGTATTTCCCTTTTCAATAAGTTTGTAAAGATTTTCTCGACCGTAATCAAAGTCCGAATCTGGATCTTTGTCCGTGGGCATTGGTACAACTGCAGCAGTTAATTCTTTTTTCTCCTTAACCACCTCACCTGCAATATCCAAAACCTCATTTAGTTTCTCATCAATAGTACTCATATTAAAACCTTTTTAATTATTTGTCATCTCCAGTTTCTTCATCATAATTCTTACCATCATCAAAATGTTCAAGTGTTGATGTAAAGGTATAATCATCATCATAATCAGCACTTGTTGGATTTGGAGTAATGGTAATTCTTTCTTTTCTTGAAGGGTCTGTAGAAGAAACATTTGTATATAAATCAACACCAACTTTCCTAACAATAGAACTGGAACTAATTGGACCATATAGATAAACTTTAGCAGTAAATTTTAATGTATAGATTATTGCTCGTCTACTTGTAAAATCACCTGTATAAGTATCTTCATAATCCACACTTTCTAAAACAAATGGGATATCTCTTTTTGTATCCATTGTTGTACTTTCAATCATAGTCACCGTATAGTCAGGCTGAAAGTATGGTAATATTTGTTCTAAAATTTGTAAACCATCATCTGAATTTGCAACAAAAGTATATAAGTTAAATCCAATATCATAAGGAACAGGCGCATATTGTGTATTCAATTTTTCTGTATCGCCACTTGCTTTCACTTTTCCAAATTTTAAATTCTTATTTAACTTTCTAGTAGGGTCATAAGCAAAGGTTGATATATCAAATGACATTCGAGGTAGAGTAATCGCCACTTTTGAATCATCGCCCCTTAAATCTGTTTGTTGTTCTAATCGAACTAACATTTTTTCCTTTGGCGCATACGCCAAAGGCACTCTAATATTCTGCAAAGGATTCCCGCTAGAATCCAAACGCTTAATATTAACATTATTAAATACTGTACCAAATGCGATTACAGTATTTCTAATATGTTTATTGTAAAAGTGTTGTCCAAACATTAGTAACTATCAACCTCCCCAAATGGATTTCTTTCACTAAAGTCCAGTATATCATCATAAGAAGAACCAGGTGTTGTTCCTGCTCTATCTTCAAATATCTTTCCTTGATCCACAGGCTGTTGAGTTGCCATTGTAAAGTCCTCATTAATAAGATAACTAATTTCATCAATATCACTTTCAATAACTATTGAACCAGTTTCTGCTTCTAAAGTAAATTGCCAATTCATTGTATCAGTAGATAAACTATCCTCTACTGTATCAATATCAGTAATACCAGTATCAACTCTTTCTGAAGCATACTCCCATTTAGTACAAGATAATTTATAAACAGGTAATGCACTTTGTTGATAAAATGGTTGTTCGTGTTCTACAAATTGAATCTCAAAGAATGCTTTTGTAGTTGGGAAGTAAACCAAATCACCTTCATTAGGTCGTTCACTTGTTTGTAAATCTGTATTGTTGGAAATTAAAGTCTCCCATCTTGCTTTCGATACCGTAAATACAATGTCATCCCTTAACTCTAAACCAAATCGTTTAATGATTTCTTGGTCACCCATATAACCATCAGTTTTATCTACATACATTTCGATAATATACGAATCGTCAAAAGACGAAGCAGGATCCTCTCCAAAGACAGTATCCTTGTTCGCTAATTTTCTTGGTAAATAGTAAACATCTTGGCCATAAATCTTCAATTGTTCAATTATTAAATCTTCGTATAATCGTTGCTCTGAAGTTGTGCCAGTATCAAAATAGACATTTGTTGGCATTTATTATCCTTGTTGCATATGAGCAGGTTCTTCGTAAGTTATTC